CAGCGTCATTTTACGTCAAAAGCGGAACAAAAAAAGCCGCATTAAAGGCCAACAAATGGCTCTAGAATGCGGTTTTTCGTGTGGAGCGGGCGAAGGGAATCGAACCCTCGTATTCAGCTTGGGAAGCTGATGTTCTGCCATTGAACTACGCCCGCAAATTTTTCAGTTTTCATTATTATACCGTCTCATTTTTTAAAAGTCAAGCCTTCCGGCCTTCAAATCAGCGGAAATCAATTTTCAAAACTCTGATGCTGTGGTAAAATAATTCTATTGAAAACGAGGGACTGGGAACCGTCCTCGTTCTTCGCCGGCTGCAGGATCCATTTTTCGGCGTCCTGCCCAATCCCACACGCTGGAAGGAGGCCACAACATGTTGGCTTATACCTATGTAGAACCGGGGATTTTTGAACTTCAAAACAAACCAAAGCCCGTTTTGCTGGACAGCAGGGACGCCATTGTCCGGGTGACACTTTCCAGCATTTGTACCAGCGACCTACACATCAAACACGGCTCCGTTCCA